AGTAGAATTTGAGAGGGTTTTGCAAATGGCAAAAGTAAAAAGTCCAGTAAAGAAGCTCCTTAAGTTGCGCATGATTGATTGTGACATAAACAGTTTTACGGAGCTGGCAAGGATAACAGGGATTGACTATCAAAGGTTAAACAAAAGGATAGCGGACCCACATAGCTTTACAGTTTTTGAACTGTTAGCACTGGAAGAGACATTGCATTTAACTGATGATGACTTACTAAAACTCATAAGGGGATAGAGGATGAAAAAAGTAATTGTTGGGATTCTGCTAGGCATGACAATTCTGTGTCAGCCAATCACAGCACACGCTCAGTGTGAAATATATCCACGAACACATGAAGTAAAGATGAATGTTAATGAGTTTACCTACGAAGAAGCTCGTATGTTGCTAGAGATAGCACAGGCAGAAGCCGGCAACCAAGGAGCAGACGGAATGTGGCTCGTTATGTCAGTGGTTTATAACAGGCGTGACTCAGAGGAATTTCCGGACAGTATTAAGGAAGTAATTTTTCAGGACAGTCAATTCTATACAAAGGGAATGGGGGCGACAGAGATAAGCCCTGAGTGCCATGAGGCCCTTGCAAGGATTGAAAAAGGTGATGTAGCACCGGAAATCATTGCTTTTGAGAAATCAACAAGTAACAGCTTAGACAGTTTTTTTAGTAGTGCTTTTGGGTATAGAGATCACAATTTCTACACCCTTAAGAAATAAAAAAGACCTTGCCGCAACAAGGTCAAAGGGTTGAGTTGAGTTATCGTTAGTCGCTCTTCTCGCCCTCAATTATAACTCATAAAGGAGGGAAAAATCAATGCAAATAGCAGTAGAAACAATCAGTGTTGAAGATGCAAAAAGGATACTTCAACACAATGGCATTAACAGAAAAATCTCAGATGATCGTGTTAAGTGCTATGCAAAAGACCTAAAGGAAGGGAACTGGCAATTAAACGGAGAGCCAATCGTCATTGATGAAAATGGAGACTTAAAGAACGGACAACATAGGTTATCAGCAGTTGTTTATGCCAACACTCCAATGACTACGGTTGTTATACGAGGACAATCGGAGAGCGTATCAGTTTATGATCGAGGACGTAACAGGTCAGTTTCGGATTGCTTGGTAATGGACGGTATGGATAAGACACTAGCAAACTCCGTCAATGTAGGCATTATAAAGCTACATTACTATATGCAAGCTGGCAGAAGAAACGTATCAGATTTTGACATCAAGAGAATGTTGGAAAAGTACCAAAAGTCCCTTGTGTTCCTTGGAACTATCAAGATAAAAAATGCAACTCTTAACGCAAAAAATGCCGTAACACTGTTGGCTAGTTTATATGCCATTGAGTCTGGGGCAGATAAAGAGAAGATTGCAGATTTCTTAAAGGTATTGGCAACAGGATTCTACGAGAGAAAAACTCAGTCAGCAGCGATAGTACTAAGAAACGATTTCTTAACCAAGAATATTTCTTACTCAGGTAATAGCAGTAATAGAGCTAAGTGCGTCCGGATAGTCGAAAAGGCTATTGATGATTTTCTGAAAGGGTATGAAAGGAAAGCTTCATATCGAAACAGTACAACGGCGATATTTTCAAATAGCACAAAGTTTAGGGAAAGGTAAGGTGAGCTTATGTATGATGCAACAGATTCACAGGCAATTAGAGCGAGGGCTGCACTTGAACTTCTTAAGTTAAAGGCAGTAAGGCAGATGTGCGAGGGGAAGACAACCTGCACACTAGATGAAAGAGATATCCAGGAAGTGTTGTCCGTTGCCGGAATGATGTTAAAAGAAGAGAAGGAATTGGAGGTTATGTGATGGCAGTAAGAGAGAAGTTATTAGCGGTACAATCCGAGTTGAAGGCACCAAAAGGGCAGACTAATTCTTTTGGAAAGTATAAGTACAGAAGTTGCGAAGACATTTTGGAGAGCGTAAAGCCTCTTCTTAAAAAGTATAACGCAACACTGGTTATATCTGATTCCTTAGAGCTTATTGGAGAGAGATATTACATCAAGGCCACAGCGACATTCCAGGACGTAGAGACAGATGGAATTATTGAGAATACCGCATACGCAAGGGAGAGCGCTGAGAAGAAGGGCATGGATGATAGCCAGGTAACAGGAGCTACATCTTCATATGCAAGAAAATATGCTCTTAACGGACTATTCCTGATTGATGATACCAAGGACGCCGACACAGACGAATTTAGAAATCAGCAGAAGTCAAAGGAAGAGAGAGACTTTGACAAGAAGGTTGAGAAGGATAAGAAATCAACAATCTCTGCCAAGGATCAGGAAACTCTAAAGAATGTTTGCGAGAAAAAGGGCTACAAGGTTGATGAAATTTTTAATAAGCCCCTTGCGCAGCTTACCGGCGAAGAGTATGTAACAGCGTTACAGAAATTAAACACTTTAGGTAATAAGAATGGATAAGATCACAGGCAAACCGCTAGACATAATAGCGTTCTTGATGGGAGCAGAGGATAAGAACCAGGTATATGATTTATCGCCTCACAAGGACGAAAAACCGCGTTCTTTATCAGCCAATAACTATTTCTATGCTATATGCACGAAAATCGCTGAAAAGCTACGAATATCGCTAAATGAGGTACATAATCAAATGCTTTCCAGGTATGGATATCCGGAGTTTATAGAAGACAAGATTGTGTACTTCATCTTACCGGACAACATAGATGTGAACAAACTGGAAGGCGTACACCTTAAGCCTACTTCCAAAACACAAGTGTTAGACAATGGCGATCTTAACAGAGTTTATATCGTAATGCGAGGAAGCCACACATACAATAGTGTTGAAATGGCAAGGCTTATAGATGGAGTAATCAGCGAAGCAAAACAACTTGATATTCCAGTAATTACTGTTACGGAAAAAGACAAGATGTTAGAGCAATGGAGCAAGGCATATGCACAAAAGGACAAAAATGGTGGCAATAACGCCGGAAGTAAGGCAAGCGGTTGAAGAGAGAGACGGATATTGCTGTATCTTTTGCGGAAGGCCAGGAAGAGGCGAGGCCCATTTTGTGAATAGATCACAAGGCGGCCTTGGTATTCCTGAGAATATTGTCACAGTTTGCCGGACCTGCCATGCAGCTATGGACAATGGACAAGCGATCAAACTGTATAGAGCTAAAGCAGAAGAATATCTAAAAAGTAAATATCCGGAATGGGATAGGTCAAAACTTGTCTATGACAAGTGGCGATAAAGAAACTTCTCCACATGGTAAGGAATTTATCACAGAATATCAGACTTTGTGGAAGACTAAAACAAGTCGCTTCTCTATATCAGAGGGAAGCGACAGGAAGGAGGCGTTTTATGGGGAAGATGAGCAGAGAAAAAGGAAAGCGTTACGAAAGAGAAGTTGCAGCCGCTTTAAGTGACTATGGTTACAACTGTAGAAGAACATCCCAGTATTGCGGAAATACAGGAGACGCTTCAGACGTGATGGGACTTCCTGGTGTACATATCGAATGTAAGCATTGCGAACAGTTCAGGATCTATGACTGGATGACACAAGCTATACATGACAGTGCCAAGAAGGGCGATATGCCGGCTGTGTTTTTCAGGAAGAATAACTGCGAGACATTAGTCTGCATGAGACTTGATGATTGGATGACACTGTATAAAGAGTGGGACGTTAACACGTTGCCATTTGTTAAAGGGGATAGTAATGGACAAAGGCTGGATATCAGTACACAGGAAGATACGAGACTGTAAATATATATGGGATGATAAACCATTTTCAAGAGGCCAGGCATGGATTGATCTTCTTTTGATGGTTAACCATGAGGATAAAGAAATTCTCTTTAATGGCTGCTATAGAAAAATCGAACGTGGTCAAACCCTCACCAGTGTTGTAAAACTTAGCGATCAATGGGGCTGGAGCCGCAAAAAGACAACAAACTTCTTGAACGCATTAAAAATGGCACACATGGTGGACTTAAAATCGGACAACAAAAGCACAACTGTAACCGTGATAAATTATGGGGTTTATCAAGATATGGGGGCAGCAAAAGAGCAACAAAAGAGCAGCAAAAGAACATCAGAGGAACATCAGAGGAACACAAACAATAATAATAAAACAATTAATAACAATATTAATAAGGCATTTTCAGATAACCCAGTTTTACAAGAAGCCTTTAATGGTTTTTCAGAAATGAGAAAGACCATTAAGAAACCATTAACACCAAGAGCCATTAACTTACTAAAAAATAAACTTAATGAGTTGTCAGAGGATCCGATAATACAAGCTAAGATTTTGGATCAGTCAACCGTAAAGTGTTGGCAAGGAGTATTCCCGTTAAAGAATGACTTTGTAGGTGATGGCAAACAACCGGAAGAGAA